GTTGTCAAACTCAAACTCTTTGATGGTCCAAGAGACATCTCGGGCAGTCTCAATCTCAGAAGCATTGAATCTGTCAAGATAGACATCAATAGCATCATACCCTTCCTGGATCTGTGCGTCAGACACAAGGAACTTCTTTGGGTTTGAATCGAGGAACTCTCGATAGAACCCATGCATTACTTCCTTGTCGTTTCTCAAACTTGTCTTCTTCACAGCGATGTTGCCATGGTTGATCATGTCATAGCCAAGAGACTTCTCGGCTTTGAACACAACTTCAAGTCCACCATAGTTGGTCTTCAGAGCATGGCTGATCTGACGCTCCAGAAGGGGGTTCAAAGGCGTCCTGGACGTGAGTCTATACCTTGACCCATCCAAGAGCTTTCGGGAGCTTTCTAGGGCCTTTACGGTGTCTTCAACGCTGTCTTGCCATGGAAAGGTGATGAAGGGCTGTAAGTTCTCAACCTCCACGAACTCAACATCCCAATCATCACGGCTCCTGATATCCCAAACCAGAAACCCCTTGACTTCTTCTTCTCCAAAGTTCTGCTGGATTGTTGATCCAGGATATCCAATCCAAGGCTTCAAGACTCCGTTCTTGTCTGGTCTCTGAGCAAGGAACTGGCGTTTGTGGATGTCACCAAGAAACACAAAGTCATAACCTTGGAACATGTCGAGTTTGACCTCTGCCTTTGAATCGGGCATGATCCAACCGTTGTCCATCTGAGTTCCACCAACAGAACCATGAAAAGCCGCAATGTTGATATCACCTTCAATTGGTTTGACAGAGTTCCATCCTGGTTTGTCGAAACAGGAGAACACGCACAGATTAACAGTGGTCAATCCTAGTTTGCCGAGGTCAATCTCTGTGCTGTTTTTGTAGAGATAGATTCTGTCGTGATCCATCGCGTTGATGATAGGCGAAATGGCATCCTGCCTATCCTCGTTTGCGAGGTTTCCATCATGATTTCCAAGAATCGCATGAACAGGAGCGATGTCACCCATGGTCTTGAACATCCAAGCAAGGCGATCAATTACTTCTGGTGAGATTCCTGATGTCTTGGTATGAAAGTAATCCCCACCCAAGAAGATCAAATCAGGACTGATTTTTCTTACCTTTTCGAAAAGCCGTTCGAATGCTCTTGTGAACTCGGCGTGACGGGTTAAACCACGCCAATGAATATCTGATATGTGAACAATTTTCATAATGAATTTTCCTTGTTTGGGAGAATCACAAGTTTTCCAGGTGAATTAGAGATTCTATCTCTGTGCCAAACAAACCAAGCATAGTCAGTGCTATCATGACCTCCATTCGTGGTAAACGAAGGTCTTTGAGAGAGGACATAAACGTCTGGTGTGTTTTCAGACATAAATCTAGCTCTTGATTTAGAAGCTAGAAAGTTTAGGCGTAAAAGAAACACAACATATTCAGGGTTTATCTCAAAACTTTTCTTCAAACACTCCATGGCGAGCGCAAAAGGAGGATTTGTGATGATAACCTTTGGTGTTTCTTTATCTTTTTGATTAAGGATTAAATAATCTTGATTAGTAACAAAAGGATCAAGTTTTTTTAGTTCGGTTACCATTTCCGGTTGAATTTCATTCAACCTCCAAGTGACATCTGAACGAACTTGATTTACAGCTTTTGCAATAGCTCCATCTCCTGCACATGGTTCAAACCAACAACCACCTGGGAGGTTTATTTTCTCCAAGAAACGATGAACAGCCCATGATGGAGTAGGGTAATAATCCAACGTTGCTCTTTTAGAATTATTTCTTTTTCTATTTGTGGAACTCATGGACCTTAGTATCTCTTATACTTCGGGTCTTCTCTCACATTTGAGACAACTTCCAACGAAGATAATCTTGATTGGTGAACGGGACAGCATGTTTGCTTTGCTCAACGAACAGTTGCTTGGTCATTTCCCCTACATCATTAAAACTCGAAGGAACCGAAAAGATTCTTACAGAGATTCCATACTCTAAAAACAACTTGGCCAAGTTATATGTTTTCTTTTTAACATTAGGATCCAACGCCAATAACACAGGCGTGTTTCTCTCTACAATTCTCTGAAAAAGAAGATAAGTTGAATCCAAGGTTGATCCGAGCAAACAAGTGGCATTTTCGGTACACTTGACAAGATCAAATACTCCTTCAACAATCACAAGCTCTTTTGTCCAATCAATGTTCAACTCATTGAAGATTACATGCTCTCTTGGAACATTTGGGTTGATATATTTTGGTCCAGAGAGTTTTTTCCAATAACTTCTAGCCGAAAAATAGTTCAGGTTTCCCTGCGAATCAAAAGAAGGAACAATAACTCTGAACCTATAGTTCTGTTCGCCTTTGGGTGGGCGAACATCTGTGACGCCAAACTTCCATAACCAAAGTTCAGGTTCGGTTATTCCTCTTTCGGTTCTTAGGTAGTTCCAAGCTTCATCAACATGTTTGATGCCTTTTCCTATGTTGGTAGCCAACAAGGTAAAACCAGTAGGCAATTGTAAAGAGGGAAGAACAAACTCTGATGAATCTTTCTCTTCAAACAGTTTTGAAACATCAAGAGTTGATATGCGTTTATGAGCTTGTTTGACATTGAACTTTTCTTTAAATTCATCAATAAAGTGCGGGTGAAACTCTGATAATAGATTAAGAAGGTTTGTGGAACGATACCCACAAACCCAGCAATGGGTCAGAAAATCATCAGTTCGAATAACAAGCTTTCTTTTCTGGAGATTATCTTCTTTTTCTGCACATTTCGGACACGTAACCGAAGCGTTCAACCCTCCATTGGAAAGAGTTGCCGGTCCAAAACATTTTTCAATAAAATCTATGGCTTGTCCTTGTGTGTGCTGCATTGATGATTCTCTGAAAGCCTATCACAAAGATTTTATGAAATTATGGATTGAGTATTTGGCTGACACTCACAGGTGGATCAGCGTAAATTACTTTATATTTTTTCATAAAAAACTCTCCATCCTTGATATTCTATTAATTCCCCTTTTAACAACTTAAACATTCGACCCGAACTTAGATGTTGCTCTTTGATGAACTTACTAATCCCAACCACATGATGCTCTGTACCATCAGGACCAATAAGAATAAGCTCCTTTTTCAAGTTTGAATTATCCTGGTTTTTGTGAGCTTCGCTCAACTTCTGACGATGCTTTTCTGATAGTTTTTTGCCAAACCACGGAGCTTTTTCCCCTTTATGGGATTCGCTCATTTTTTGTTTGGTTTCTTGGCTACATGTTTTACCAATATGAGCCGCGCTGAGTTTCAGTTTGTGCTCTTCGGAGAGTTTCAATCCTTTGTTCCAAATTTTTCTACCTTTTGTTGCAATACTAATTTTTTTGCTTGTTTCGGATGGATTAGAAGACCAACAAGAACGTTCATTGCTTTCAGCTTTCTGTTTGAAGTTATAACAATTTTGTTGTTGATCGTAAAATTTTTGAATCCACCATTCTTCTCGTTTGTTGCGTTGTTCTTTGGTTGATTCTTCTATTATTTCTAAAATGTGAAATTCTAAAAAATCATCATGACCAAGTTCTTGTTTACTTTTGTTAAAATCAAATTGTAAAAATCTATTCATACACTTATTTCGACAAAGAGAGTAACGATGCCCATTCCATCTTTCTTTAAAACGTTTTGCTTGACCGATGTAAATGCGATTTGTGTGAGTGTTAAGAATCTTGTAGATCCCAGATTTTAGTGAGTGCTCTTCATAGATGAATTTCATGAAGATAAATATGCCACAGGGCAGGTTTTCATAATGGATACATTAATTGGCCGCCGAGGCACAAAATAAAGGCGTCAATTTCATCTTCAACGCCTGTGGCTGGAACTACCATACCTTTGTTTTTTCCAACAGTAACAGTTCGTGTTTGGAAAGGAAGATAAGGGTGATTTAAGAGAACAAACTCTCTAACTTTTTCTTTAACGGGTTTTTTTACAGACTTGTTGTTTTTATACCCAATCTTGGAACGTGCAGATGTGACATTCACATCAATAACAGGAACTCCAAACCATTTATGGGTAAGGTAACTTACCAAGGCATTCATCTTGGCTAGAGTAAACAAGGTGTCTGCGGAAGAAAAACCAACAGAATAACCCTTTGCATTTGCTTCAACAAAAATTCGACGAACCTTGAATTGATCAGAAACATTGTCTTTAATCCAATCAATGACCGCATCGGCTTTGTCAAAAATGGTTTTGTACTTAACAGAAGTAAGTGGAACGTGCCCCATGAACAACATAACCCCATTTTTGTCCATCAGAACAACTCCAGTAATTGAACTGGAGATATCTAGCCCAAGGTCTACTTCGATGGCTTCTTTGGTTTTCGTCTCTTCTGAACCTGAGCTTTGACTTTTTGTTTGAGAGCTTCTGAGATCAGTGGTTTCTGAGTCATCTCGGCTGCTTCGTTGATCTTCCGAAATGCTTCGATCATCGTGTTTGTCCAGAACTCGTACCGAACCGGGGGATTTTGCTTTGCGCACCATTCTTCTGCCGCCTTTGCCTTCTTGATCACCAAGGGATCGTTCAGTTTGTCCTTGCGTTTGACTTCTGCAAGTTTCCTGGAACCATCTTTGTAGGTGATCAGGAAGTCTGGATAGTATGAGCGAACTTTCTTGGTTCGGGTATTCGAGACATATTCGATCACAAGGCACTCATAACCATATTCTTCAACCTGGGGATCCAGGTCAAGATACTTGGCAACCTCCAACTCCCACCCGGAACGATACTCGATCGGAGTCTTGCACTTCGGGCTCTTGTATGTGCCGGTCTTGTAGTGCTTCTTCTTGCGTCTACGACGTTTTTTGGTTGGCATGGTTCTAGTATGTCTCGGATCCTGTTGGTGGATTACCGAGATATTGTGGAGGATTACCAGAGAGGGAGGAGAGAGAGTTAGTACATCTGATCAAAGAAAAAGCCAGCTAGTCTTTTAAGGACTTCATCAGGTGGGATGGAAGTTGTTTGTTGGATGACTTGGAAAGTCTGTTCTCCTTTTGCTGTGAGGTTGGTGATCCTGGACAGGTCGGGATTTCGAAGCGCATATCTAGCATCCAAACACCAATAATCCTCATCATTTTGATGTGTTGCGCACTCATCATCCTCAGAAATAGGGAATACTTTAATTTCTTTTTGCCTTTTAGTTGCGTAATATTTCCATATATTTCTGGCTGCTGGAGAAACGCTCTGTCTATCTGGGATAATTCCCTTTTTACCAGCATATGCAAGGGCGGTGTCGTACATCATTGGGCCATAACCTTTGATTGCCGCACTATTCATAAGAATCAATCCACAATCTTCGGAATTTATTCGAATAAACCCAACAACTGGATTATTCAACATATAAAGAACAGCATCTAGTTTTGCGTCAAATCCAAGTTGTTTTGGTTGTTTGGCCATTTCCTGACAAATCTGTTGTAGCCCTGTTGGTTGATAGAGAACCAGACGAATTGTAGTTCCTGATTTCAGGATAGACAAAGCAAACCCGCTTGCTTCGGCTTCATGAGGTTGTTTGGCTATCTCATCAACCATAGCTTTGTCAACCACGTTGTTGATGAACTCTTTTAGAAGTTGAACTGAGTTTGTCATTCTGCCAATAAGTATTGGTCAATGCCCCAAGCGTTTATGCACAACAATGTTCTACTTATACGCATGATTTATCCTGATGATATGAAAACAATTGGGGTCAAAAGTGGAGTCTACGCAATCAAGAACCTGGCAAATGGCAAGGTCTATGTTGGTTCTGCAATGTGTTTCAAACGAAGATGGTCAAGACATATTTGTTTGTTGGAATCAGGAAGGCACGATAATGCTTATTTGCAAGCAGAATATAAGAAATATGGTTCACAGGCTTTTGCTTTTTATGTTCTAGAGGTGGTTGAGAACGCACAAACCCTCATTTGTAAAGAAAATGAGCACTTGTTGAAGTGGCATGACAATCAGAAAGAGTGTTACAACATATGTTTGGTTGGAAACTCAAGGCTTGGAATAAAACACACTCAAAACGCAAAAGACAAAATATCCAAAGCACACAAGAACAAGCCCAAAACCCCTGCACACTGCGCCAAGATTGGACAAGCACACAAAGGTCGAACACACACTACTACTCACAATGAACGTTTTGCTCAAAGTAGGGCAAAAACATATGACGTAAAAATCGTTTCACCAGACGGTAGGATTTTTGGGCCTCTTCACAATCTTAGAAAGTTTTGCCGTGAACATGGCCTAAACCAAGCAGAAGTTTGGAAGCTGATCAGCCACAAAACCGTTCAGACTAAAGGGTGGAAACTAGTTCAAACCCAATGAGGCAAGAGTGGAAGGCCCACACCGATTATCTTGCTTAAGTGTTCCGTTAGTTGAGCGTTGGTAGCTCAAAACTGCATCAGAGCCGGTAAAACCAAGCTTCTCAAGTTTATTCACAACTACAAGGCCCTTGCTGAATAGTTCGTCTGGGTATGGTTCAGACCAGATGAAGATGGTTGGGTTACTTGTTAGACATGCAACAAGATCCGCAAAGATGCCATCCCATCCGTAGCCTTGAATTGTCATTATTCGAGGTCGAATCAAATTCTTGGCAGCTAGTTTTGCTTCAAGAGCACGCCAAGAATCACAAAACCACTTCAGACATTTTTGGTACCTCTGGTCTCCAAAGTTTTTTTTGAAATCATTGAAATACCACTGGGGTGCTCGTACATCTACAAACGCAGCGGTTTCATCCCATGGAAATGAACCATGATATTGTGGAACAGGCCATGGCTGATCAAAAACCAAAGCATCAGGTGCAACTTGTCTGAGAGCTCTACCGAGAGCCACAGCCTTTGCTTTGTCCCCAGGTTCGTTTTCCCAAATACCTTCCAAGTCCAGAACTACTCCGGTACACTCAGGAAGGTTTGCTATAGCCCCTACACGGCGTCCAAATCCTTCCGGGTCACTATCCCCGTCTCCAAAAGCTGCAAGCGACAGAAGACCCCTTGCTGTAGCAAGAGCAGCCAGTTCCAGGAACACAGCAGGAGTTAGTTCGCCTGAGAATCCGTGCCAGATGATACCTTTAATTCCAACCATTTTTAGTCTGTCAAGTGCCGAAACAATGCTGGTGCGTTTTTCCGTTTTGCTGTTACCGCGCACAGCACCACGATAAATCTGGATATATCTTCCTGGGGGTAGTGTTCTTTTTGCCATTTCAGATGATTCCTCTATCTTTCGTAATTAGCATTGGTTATCTTCCAAAGTATTTTCTGTTAAAAAACTTGGTTGCTTGATCTTGCAATTCGTCAAAAAACCTCTTTTGTTCATTTGTGTGTAACGAATCAAGAAACTGTTCGTGAGCTCTTAAAAATCCACTGTAATCAACCCTGTGTTTGAGAACATATTTGTAATTCAATGGTTCTTGACTGTCCCTTCCAATAAACTTACAATCCGGAGGTAGTCGAATGATCTCAAAGTCATCTTTTCGAGTCGTGTAATTAAAATTCCATATTTTTCTTGCCGCATCACTTACACTGGCTCTGCTTGACATCATTCCGTCATTTCCAGCAAAAGAAAAAGCTATATCGTACATTAAAGGTCCATAACCTTTTTCTGCTGAAGATGTAACAATGGTCCAAGCTTTACACTTGAAGTTTTTTTCAATCTCAATCATCCCGCGAATTATGTGATCTGTTCCATATGACTTTGGGTCATATAGCATAATTGTGGTTACACCACCTTCTTCGCTTAGATAAATGGCCAATCCTTGATCGAGGGCAGTTGAAGAAAGAATTGCGCTCTCATCAAGTTCTTTTTGAATCATTTCTTCAATGAACTGACGAAGATTTTTTTCCATGGATTTAAGTACCGCTTCAAAAATCCATTCGTATTTTGAATAGAAATTTATCTGCTGTTCTGGCAACAACAGGTTGAGCCAGAACTGTTCTGGCAACAACGTTCAGGTTGTCATCGTGAAGGTTGATTCCTGTGATATAGACAAACCTCTTGTCTGTGTCATTTGCGTCTGTTGATGCACTAACAGGCAGATAGTTTGGGTTGCTTGAAGAGACAGCCATCAAAGGTCTCTTGAACAAGTTGTAGGTCAAGATGTGTGTGTTCTGTTTCCCCTTGAAACTGATCTCATAGTTGTCGGTTCCAAAGAAGAACAACGAAGGGTGTTTCAATAGAACAATTCCTTCGTTATAGAACACGTTTCCTACACTAGCCCAATCAGGAGATGAACCAGAGGTGTTGGAACGATAGATGTTTCCTTCACCATCATCTATCAGGGTCATCTCCATTTTTCCATGAGAACCAGTTGTGTTCGTGTCTCTGATCTGTAGTGTTCCTGGTTCAATCTGCATACCATAATAGAGGTTTGAGACATCAAAGAACACGATCTGGTTGCAAGAGTTGTCTCCTGTTCTTTGAAGGATCGTGTATCTTCCATGACTACTAGGAAGATCACCAAGGTTCTCAGGACTGACTCCGTTCAGAGCCCTGACCAACGATCCACTCTCTTCTTGTGCTGGGCTCTGGAACAGATCCATGGGAATAAGGTTCCTGAGAGTAATAAAACCAGGAGACGTTGAGCCGTTGTCATTTATGAACTGAGATGGATCAACCTTGAACGGAGCTCTGAAACTCTGAGTTGTTGAGAACGCAATACCAGAAATGGCATAGTCATCAACACCTGGGATCATGAAGGTAAAGTTTGGGAAGAACCTGCCGTTGTCATTAGGCAACAATGTCATGTGACGTTTCAGATTTGATCCTGTCGCATAGAGATAGTCATTGAAGCTTGTTGGGACGGGAGCAGTACCAGTCAACACGGATGCAGTGAGATGAAACAGTCTTGCATAGGTTCCGGTGGCGAAGTCTCGGACAAAGTTCTCCAGGTTCAGATAGTGACCGGCACATCCAAACGAAGCATCAACATCAATAGGTGATTCAGAGGTTCCATCGATCTCAAAGAACGGCGTCGCTACCATTCCTCCATAGCCAAGATAAAATTTGCGTTCTGGCGATTCTTTCGTATAGAATGGGGGCAGGAAGAACTGCAATCCGTTGTGCAAGTATTCGGTACCTGAAACTGGTCCTTGTGTGTCAAGAAACCCTACTTCTGTGTCATTCAGGTATCGACTGTAGAGTTTCAGGTCATGAACCTCTGCATTCAGACCATGATCAAGAACATAACCAGATGGAGCAGTGCCAGTGCCAGGGATTAGCTCTGTCAAACCATCTCTTTGAGATACTTCGTTTGTGAAAAAACTTGGAATGTTGTTTCCATTGAAGAAGTTGCCAATCAACAAACAGTTCTCATCATGGTGGTCAGTCAAAGAGCCCGTGAAGACAAAGGAACCAACAGGTTTTGTGTCAACCAAGAAAGAACCAGAACCCTGGTTGACTTGAGGGCCGCCCCATCTAATAGTAACATGATGCCATGTGTTACGTTTCAGGGCGTTGTCATCTGATACGAATACAAGTTCACCTGAACCTGTAACGGCTTGATGTGGTTGAGTCTCAGCACTGTGACTCAGTTGCAAAACGAGTTTGAACCCATCCACATATCCGTTGATATCTCTGGAAGAACCAGTAACCAGAGACACAGCATAAGAGGAAGAGCGATGGAAGATGGTCCCTGCCCTAAAATCAGCCCCAGGATAGTCGTTCTTGTATCTTGGATTGATCCAGAAGTCAAACGTGAAAGATCCTGTTACAGCATACTGGTGATCAGGATCGGCATAGATCAAAGCTGTGTCCGCAGGCAGTCCAGAACCAGTCAAGAAGTTCAGAGAGTGATAGTTGGTGAAAGCAAAGTGAGCTTCTGGATAAACGTTCCGATAGAACGGCATCAGGTTGTTGATTACTACGGTTTTTCTGACACTGTTTGAACTGAACTGAGCAGATGGTTCAAATCTGATCACCTCAACCGTTTGTTGCTTTCTAAGCGAAACAGACTGAGAGTTCACATTTTCCAGATAGGTTCTGAGCATTCCAGAACGTTCAGAACTGGAGTTCTGAACGATTGTGTTCCTGATCACGTCCAGGTCTCTGTCAACGAAAGAACCTGAGAAGATTGAAAGTGGATGGACTTCTTTTTCAAATGGTGACCGTCTAGCAAATACGTGAAGCGTTCCGCTTACAACACCCTGAGAACTTGAACTGAAAGTTCTTGGTGGATTTGTTGTAAGCGTGAAGACTTCGATGTCATCCGGGTTGATCCTTTGAATAGCCATCCATCTCTCATTTCCATGTCAAAAGTCGAGTCTGACCTTAAAAGTGATGTCTCTCTCGTCATCCTTGAGAACTGGCCTGGAAAGCTTTGCTACGGCCAAAAGATTGTCGAGAGCATCATAGAGTCCAAGAGACGTAACAAAAGCGAAACTTCTCTGTGTGTCTTCTTGTCCTTCATCAATCACAACAATTCGATTAGAGGAATCAGTGAAAGTTGGGTTTGAAGAGTAATTGAACTCATCTGCTGCAAGCCTACAGAAGAACAGCGTGGAGTTGATGTCCGTGATGTTCTGGAAAGTCATTGCTGTCTGTGTAGACCCCGAGAACCTTGTGGTGGCAATATGATCAACAATGTTGTCGATTGAAGCACTGGTAAGGAACTGGTTGAACGAACCTGTGAACGGTGTGTAACCAGATGGACTAATAGCATTGATTGTACCAGTCAGAGCCATAGTTCCAGGTTGAGCCGAAAAAACCTTGGCCATGTCAAGAACAGCAACACCACGATCAATGAACAACAATCCAACCTGCTTGCTTGTATCCGAAGAGTTCAGGATTGCTGAAACCTGTCCACCAAAGCTCAGGTCTTTGTTCACCGAAGAACTCAAGTCTGTAAAGATCACTGATCCGGTTGCTGGTGTGGTTAGAGTGCTGCCCGTTTGGAACAACTGAATTGCGAAAGTTTCTCGTTTGATCTGATCTCTTGCAAACAAACGCTTGAAACAAATGAACATCGCTTCGTTGATTGCGCTGGTTGTGGATCCT